CATTGTTGCGGCTTAAAATGTCCAGTTGGTCTAGCGCGGCACAGGCGCCGTAAAGGAAATACCACAATTGGTAACCGTTTGCGGCATCTTGGTCCTGAATAAATTGAGGAACCGAGCCGTAAATGGCGTTTGTGTTGTAACTATTCGGTAGCGTCACCGTCATAATTAGAGCCCAGTAAAGTTATTGGCAGGGTTGCTGTAAACCGTCGGAGTAATGGTGTTGGCGATTGGCAGAGGAGCAACGCCCGTTAAGGGGACGCTTGTTGTCAAATAGGCGCCTCCAAGCGGGTAGGAGGTACGAGCGCTTACTGCCACAACGTTTGAAACGCCGGCCACGCTGCCAATAATGGTTCCAATGTCCATTACGTTAACCGATGTGGCCGCGCCATTCCAGTAAGGAGGAATGTTACTTCCACCGGCCCAAGTGGCGGGGCTCAGGAAAGAGCGGATTGCAGCGTTGACCGCTGATTGCACCAAGGCGACGGTGTAAGCAGGAGAAATGTAGATTGTGTATTGAACGTCGATGGGCACGTAATTAGGGTTAATGGTATTAACCGTAAAGTTTGTTTCGCGGCGCGCTGCCAAGTAAGAAGAAAGGTTTTGCGCAATCGTCGGTGCAACGGGCAAACCATTGGCATCAAGCGGGACAATCGAAACGGTTCGTGGGTAATTGAACGTATTGGGGTTGTAAAGGCCGCCGGGCGTCCAAAAGTAATTGCTTTGGTTGAGGGCGGGAAGATTGGTAAGGCTGTAGGAGCCCGAAACAACGGCAACGTTAGAAACAATAACGCTTGAACCAAGTGGCACGTTAAGTCCAGCACCAAAGACAATGTTAACTTGAACGTCGGCGGGGGAAGAAAGGGTAAATGTTATCGGCAAAGTAACCGTTGCGGCCGCTGCGGGGCTGACCGTAGCAAGCACCGTTGAAGTCGCCACGTTAACAACTTGAATTGAAATGTCGTTGTATGTGTTGCTGGCAACGTAGTTGGCATTAACGGTTGCAAATAGCGTGTACGTTCTTGTTGTCGCCGCGGGAACGTCGGAAACCAAGTGCGAAAGGTTAAACGCTTGCGAACTTACCGTAAGGCTAGAGCCAAGCGCGGCGCCTGTGCCCTGGTATTGCACACCCGTTCCGGGCAGGATGGTTGTACCCGTCGGGTTGCTCCAGGAGGCGTTGCCGCCGTAAGCATACGCGTAGTCCTGGAAAGTAGCGTCAGGAATGAAGTTGTACGCGCTTGTGGTTGTTGTCATGCTTTGCAACGCTGTCAGGTCTTGTTGGACCTCATTCAGCGAAGCGTATGTAATTGCGTGCGTTTTGCTAAGTTCAACAGTTGAAAAAGCAATGTACATCTGTGCGCTTGTAATGTACGGGCGGGGCGCGTTAACGTTTCCCGAACCGTAAAGCGGAGCACCTGTTGTTACCCCGGGGTCGTATGCAAGAACCGAAGCCGAATTAGCGTTGGTCGAGGGAATATTGCACAAAACGGTTTTGGTGTTTGACGTGTAGGTGTAAAGAGAGTCGTCGAACTTTGGCAAGGAATAAAAAACGTCCAAAGAGCCGTCAATGTACGTGGCCAAAACAACTACATATGGGCGCTCTGTGGCCGTTGTCGCGGGGGCGGAGCCTGCCGCCTTGATTACAGCGGCGGCTTGATACCAGTAAGAGTTGGCAAACAAACCGGTGGCGACGGGCAGCGAGGCTCCCTGAAGTTGTTTAATGGTTCCGCCGGATGCGTGCGTGTAATTAAACGCATTCGTTAGAGTAAGGGTCTGCTGGGTAGTCGAACCAGAGCCAAAGGTGGCGGAGGCGGCGGCGGCGATAACAACTTCGTTCCCGTTTGTCGTGTCACCAATGGCCACCAAAGATGGAGCAACGGAACTAATTGTTGTGCTGAACGTAGCGCCAGTTCCGACGGTAACGGAAAGGTACAAAGAGCCGGCTGCGTTGGCAATTGGGGTCGCTACGCCCGCCTGTGTTGCAACCGAAGTGCCAACAGTTGAGTTAGTAACGGTAAACTGAGTGGATGAAGCCGTTGCTACAATCATCCCAGCGATATTAAGAGATGCACCCGTTGTGGTGTTAAGGCCGGTAACGCTGACGGTTTGACCAACGGCAAGGCTATTGGCCGCTGTGTAGGTAATTGTTGTCCCGTTGCCGCTAGCCGCGGTTACAACATATGTGGGAACGGCAGAAACCGTTGCGGTGCTTACAAGGGCCGTTGAAGTGCTTGTGAATTGAAGATAGTTCGCCGGAGAAGTTCCCGGGGTCGAAATTGAAGGAACCGTTGCCGTCCCGTTTCCCACAACACCCCACCCGGACGGGGTTGAGGTTGCGAGCAAAAACGAAGCGTTGGACGCGCTCAACAGGTTTGTAAGCGAGTTAAAACCGTCAAAAGACTGTGCGCGGTAAATCCCTGCAACGTTTTGAGCAAACAAAGCGTAGTCGCTTGGCGTAATTGGGCGCGGAGCCAACAACTGAAGTTCGGCCGTAAGTCGGTTCAAAAAAGCGTCGGTTGTCTCGGGGTCCGTACCGGCAACAAGCGCAGAGTTGGTTGCCGGGGTTGCAGAAATAACAACACTTGATACATTGGGGTCTTGCGTTTGCATTTGCAAGAAATAACCAATTTCGTTTAGACTTGAAAGACTTTGCACGTTGTATGCGGTGCCGGACACAACCGCTTCTACAAGAACATTGGTTAGCGTGTTGGTTCCAGAAGCAATGGTAATCGGGTTAACGGTTTGAAATTGATACGCGGCGCCGGCGTAGAAAAATCCCACAACCGTACCGGCGGCAATTTGGTACCCTCCAGCAGGTGCGTTTGTTACAAGGGTCCATGTTGTGTAAAGTTGATTTTGAAGGCCCGTATTTGGAGTAATTCCAACGAGTGAACCAAAGTATTGAAAGATGGACGCGGGGACGGCAGAAGCGACATTAGCGGCCTCTGAAGCCATTGCTGCGAACTGTTCTAGAAGGAGGACTTCCAGGTTGCCTTCACGCGGGACCCAGCCGGGGATGTTGGTTGCGATTGAGGCAAGCGACTGCTGCACCATTACGTCGGCATCGGTTACGATAGGTATGTCAATGTAACTCATTAGTCACTTCCCAAATTGCTGGTGATAGAAACGCCTAGCGAGGCGACGTTATTGTTGTCGTATGAAACGGAGACCGTGGCGTTTGCTCGCGGTTCCCAGTTAGCAATGGCGTATTCAATGCCGATAGTGTCAATTTCGGTAAAGGTAGGGTCTTCGATTCCGAAATCTGGCAACATGCTGCGTTCGCCAACAAGGGCACCAACAACCATGGCAACCGAAGAGGAAATTTCTTCGTACGAATCTTGAGGGTTAACGGTAAACTGCCCAAAAGCATCTAGAGAAAACGTGTTCGGAAAATGCGGCGGACCGTCAACAGGGTTGATAGCCGGAGCAAATACCGATATGTTAAGGGGGTCACTGTCGGAAGCGGTGTCGTCTACGTGGACAATGCTGAAAGACAACGAGGTCGGGTTTGGCCCCACTTGCGCCAAAACGCCGTTGTTGTTTACCCATTCGTAAGTTCCAATGTTAAAATTGGTGGGGTTTGGGAATTGGTAAAAATAGGAAGTCGCCGGATTTGAAAGAGAATACCCAGATTGTCCTACGTTTTGGACAATGTTTGCGCTCAACGAATTGGCAAGAACCCACGATGGAATCGTTTGATTTGTATTTTGCAAAACATAAATGTCATAAACAGAACCCGTAGTAACGTCGGCTGCGGCCGTCCAATTCAGTTGGACCCCCGCTGTTGTTTGCGCGGCCGAAGACCCTGTGCTTGCGACCCACGTAGCCGTCAGTTCTGTAATAGCATCTGCCATCTTAAAGTCCTAGTCTGCCGCCCTGACGAGAACCTTCCTTAATTGCAATTAGGTTGGCGCACACGTAGGGGATGTTGTGGGTTTCATGCCACGCTGAGGGGAAGTGAGTAAAAAGTTGGCTCACTTGAAAATTAACTTTAATTTCTGGTACAA